GTCATGGAGTTGAACCATGTTGACCTAGCCTTACCTTTCACCTTCTCAGGATTCGAACCTGACAGCTATAACAAGCACCCGCACACCACTTAAAACCGCCCTAGATGCTCACGCATGTAGTTGACGGGTAACTCAGCACCTCCTTTTCAGAAAGTTATCCGCATAGAGTCTTGTCTATGCACAAGCAGTCTATCCCGCTGTCACCAATTTAAAAGTGGCTCCGTAACCACAAGACAAATACTAGCAGCGCCAATGCGCACATGCAATTCTAAATACATTTAAAGATTAGATATATAACACCTAGAACCTATCGAAAGATTAACGCCAATGCGCATATGCAAAGTGCTATATTGTATTGGTAATTAACGGAGGAAAAGTTATGGATATAAACACTTTAGATTCTGATGATATTGAAGTATGTGCTGATTGTCAGGTTCAGTTTGATATATCGGCACTTGAATTAATTGAAGATGAATATTGCTGTGAGCAATGCTTAAAGGAGTCATCCAAATGAAACAACAACTTACAACCCGCTTTGATAGGCCAAAACTAGAAACACGCGCCCGCTCTATTGCGCATGGCACAGATTTAACTATGAGCGATATTAACCGAGCCGCTTTGAATATCGGCCTTGATAAGCTGGAATGCTTAAAAGCGGATTATCCTAATAAGTTCGAGCAATTTGTCCTTGATAATCAGGAGGTTGAGTTATGAGTGAATCAAATTGGATAAAACACCTACTGGGACTGGCCAAGCTAGAAAAAAACATAGGGAAAAAAGTAGCTTTTGAGTCTTCTGCTGACATGATAAAAAAGCTTGAACAAGAACTAACCACCCTCAAGGCATCAATACCTAAGATTAAGGCGGATGCTGTGCGGGAACTAATACGAGAAGAAATGACCATAGGTCGTTTACGCAATGATCAGAAGCGTTCATTTATTTTTGTTAGTGACGCATCTAAGTACGCCAACAAACTGGAGGCCGGAGAATGAATAAAATTAACATGATACTAGCAGCTATAGCGGGAATGTCGCCAGATTACCAAGAAATCGGTGCAAAAATAAAGCATGAAAAGAGGGAAAAACTGTGCTTAAACTGCGGAAATACCCACACTCACAATAATAGTTTTTGCAGTGCTAAGTGCTGTAAGGAGCATAGAAAATGAAATTCAAAGAAAAGCGAGGGAATGTATTCGTATTTGATGGCGGCTATGCTGGGGGTGAGTTGGAGTTGTTTGAGCTTGAAGATGACTGGTATAGGCTTGCAGATGCAGACTTAGATATTCGTAAAGACTTTGCAATTCGACATGATGCGCACGACTACGCATACCAGAAAGACATCCAAACAGCAGTAAACCTAATGCAGATTTTAATCGAAGAGGGGTTGGTATGAATATCACAAAAGAGCAGATTGTATACTGGCTAAACAATAACGGGATTCAATCCGTTAATGATGAAGACCTAGTTAATGTTATGGAGCAATGCTTCAACGACCTAGCGCCTAAGTGGGTTAGTGTTGATAATGAATTGCCGATAACTAAAGCGGATGGAATGTACCTAACCAGAAACGTAATTGCAACTGATGGGAGTGATGTTTGTGAAATAAGCTTTCACTCAGGCAGTGTTCCTACAGATTGGTATGAATGGAGTGAGTACGGAGATATTGAGCCAAATCTTATTAAACACTGGATGCCACTTCCAGACCCACAAAAATAACCCACAGCCGCTACTAAGCGGCTTTATACAAAGGACAAACATGATCACATTAGAAAGAATACTAAAATACATCAAAGAAGATATTAAAGGTGATGGCTCAATCACTTTTGATAATGATGAAGATTTGGCAATGTACGTTTTAACCTGTGTTGATAATCTAACTCCAAAACGTACAGAGCAGGATTTAATCGACAGGTTAGCAAGTAGAACGCGAAAGGTTGAACGCTTAGAAGAAAGCAATAAAAAGCTATCAAGTGACAACAAAGCAAAGAACGGGCTAATAAATAGCCTTAAAGATAGAAATATAAAACTAAAAGCTAAGCTGTCTCACATGATTGATCTAACGCCGGATGCGCATGATAAGATCGAGGCGTTAATGGCTATAGCAGAAGATAGTAAATATTTAGATTAAGGGCTATATAAAAGGACTTATAGAATGAAAACACCATCACAAATATTTGACGAAATAGAGGCAGATTGTAAAACGCTTGGCTATACAAAGGCTGCAAAGCTATGGGGCATAAGCAGACATGCAATGATGAATAGGATTAAAAAGGTTTATCCAGATTTTAAAACTAATGCTCATATTGGCGGCGTCCATAAATACACAAAAAAAGATTGTGATTATATATTGAATAGCAGTGATACAATAAAGGAAAAAGCAGAAAGGTATGGTGTGACTTATAACGCTATGCGACAGAAGCGAGCAAAATTAATTAAATCAAGGGCTTAGGCCCTTTTTTTACGCCTATTTGGTACCGTCATTAATGTCGGTACCATTTTGCTGGCGTCAGGAATATGGTCATAAAAAACCCGCCTTTCTTTCGATTGGCGGGTAAACCTAAATTTGAGGTGGTTAGTTCCAATATAGAACCAGCCATAGCCTATGGTTTGAATCACCTACTCTTTCCAACCGTTTTCCTTTGCGTATGACTTGAGCATAAAGTGAACCATTGCATAACCGAGTGGAAGCCCGATCGCTAGAGTAATAAATACCTTTTCCATATTAACCCCTTAATTGAATTTACGGACTAATGTTGCGCCCGTTACTTAATTATACACAAAGGGGTTTAAAATAGTAATTGGTGTTGCCATTGCATATGCGTATGTTAATATTAGCTTAATCCGTTCGCACCGGATAGAAAATAAACCTAATATCAACAAGAGCCGTTTATAGGTCTGATTGTATCCAAAACACTTTATTAGGTTGGGTGTTTATGGTGTGCGAGCAGTTAGACCCATAAACGGTTTTTTTACGTCTAAAGGAAAGTTTTATGAGTATGAGATTAATGGTAGAGGTTATAGGGTTGAAGCTTGGCAGCCCACTTAAAAAGCTTGTTTTGTTAAAGCTTGCAGACAATGCAAATGACAAAGGTGAGTGCTGGCCAAGTTACGGGCATATTGCCGACCAGTGTGAGATAGGTAAAAGCACAGTAAGAAAGCATGTTAAAGAGCTTGAGGATATGGGTTTTTTAAAGGTTGAAAATAGAAAGGGACCAAAAGGAAATACCTCTAACCTATATCACATCATAGCACACCCTGTATCACCAGATAGCATAGGGTGTATCACCAGCGAGCACACCCCTGTATCACCAGATAGCACCGGAACCAGTCATATAGAATCAGTAAAAGAAACAGTCAATGAAACAGTGTGGCCGTCATACATAACTAAAGAAATTGAGAGTGAAATTAAATCACTACGAAAGGCAGCAAAAGCACCACTAACTGACAGAAGTAAGAAAATGCTAATCAAACAGTTAGATTTAGCCATTCAATCTGGATACACAATAGATCAATGTATGGATGTCTGGTCAATATCTGGATGGCGAAGCTTTGAAGCTGATTGGATGAAGAAGAAAGTTCCACCATTGAACCTGAACACAAATCAAGTCGAAGCAAGAAAAGCATACGAACAACCAAAGAAACAAAGCGAACAAGTGATCAACGGTTTAAAAGGATTAAAAGCATGAATTTTGAAAAAATGGTGATCGGGTCGCTAATACTTGATAACTATGCAATACAAGGTGTTATGCGTCTTGTATCACCTGCAGACTTTGGTAACGCTGATTACGCTGAATGCCTACGCTGTATTTTTGATATGAGTGAGCAAGGCAACCCAGTTGATGTATTCACTCTTAGTGACGCTTTAAGTAATCCAAAATACCTGTGCAACCTTACCCTAGATAACCTTATCAATATTCTTGATAACACAGCAAGCGCGGCGAATGTTGAACATTACGCAGAGCGCATCAGAGACGAGAAGAAGCGCAGAACAGTACAAAGTATAGGGAATATGGCAAACGAGGCTGACAGCGGCGCTCAGGCGGTGGATGACGCATTAAAACAACTTATGGAGCTAAGCAAGGTAGATTCTAAGACTCAGCACCATATTAACGATGGGTTAAACGCTGTTATTGCTAAAATGGAGTTAATATCTAGTGGCGGTTTAACTTACATCCCCACTGGCTTTATTGATCTTGATGCTCAACTTAATGGTTTTACAGGTGGTAAGCTTTACGTTATTGGCGCACGTCCTTCTATGGGTAAAACTGCACTGGCTTTGAATATGATGGATGCGGCTGAAAAATCAGGCTGTAATGCTTTGTTTTTCACAATGGAAATGACACAGGAAGAAATCACAGATCGTATGGTATGCGCTGCTGGCTCACTCAACACTAAAGCTAAGTTTAATATGCAAGATGAAGATTGGGGCAAATTGACTGCTGGCTTTAATATAATGAAAGACAGAAATATTATGATTGATGATGGTTCAGGCCATACAGTTCAGTATATGAAAAACACAATTAGGACTCATGCGGCGAGAAATGAAAACCCTATTTACTTTATTGATTACCTTCAACTTATGCGAATCAACGGGGAGAACCGAGTGCAAGGCATTGGTGAGATCACTAGGGAATTCAAGAGTTTATCTAAAGAAATAGACGCGCCTATTATCTTGTTAAGTCAGTTAAGCCGAGGGCTAGAACAAAGACCGGACAAGCGCCCTGTGATGGCTGACTTGCGTGAATCAGGTGAGATAGAGCAGGATGCCGATGTGATCATGTTTATCTATCGTGATGAAGTTTATAACGAGAACTCAGAGGCAAAAGGGATTACGGAGATATTAGTTAGAAAGACTCGACAGGGTGAAACGGGCAAGGTTTTACTTAAAACAGAATTGCAATACGCAAGGTTTGCAAATCTAAAATACGAAGGGGGTTATTAATGTTTTATAAGAAAGGTGGGGTGTATGTCGCCACTTTAAACCACAACGGGAAAACACTGCACTTAGGTGGAAAGCAAACACCGTCTGAATGCGTAAAACTACGCAAGGCGGCAATATCACGACTACAGGAAATGAGGGCGCAGTTATGAGTGGTGAAATTTTATTGCTAGATAAGCAGGTATCAAAAGAGATAATGGCGCTAGGCTTTAAATACCATAGTTATTATGAAGTTATTCATAAAACGGGGGTTACAATCAATGTAATGGATATATCAAATATAGAGGAATTTATCGACCGACTTATTAGCGTAATTACAAGACATTCTATACATGAAGGAAAGGCATCATTGCAGCGAGATATTAAAAGACTTCTTGATATTAATTAAGCAGCTTTGCTAAACTAACCAAATCGGTAGTCGGACACTGATAGAAAATTATGCTGGTTTTGATGGGGCTTGTCCTTGCCCGTCCGAACATCATGTAAATCCAGCACCATAAACAGGACATTCGAATGAATCTAGTTCAATCCCAAATTAAAGTAATGACAAGTCACGAGATCGCCGACCTCACAGGTAAGCGCCATCCAGATGTTAAGCGTGACATAGTAAACATGCTTAATGACCTTCAAGAAGATGTGAGCAGATTTGCTCATACCTATTTAGACTCCCAAAATCGAAAACAAACACAATACCACTTAGACAAACTGCATACAGAATGCTTATTAACCGGATATAGCGCAAAAGCTCGCATGATGGTTATAAAGCGCTGGCAAGAGCTAGAAGCCAAAGAAATTGAAACCACAGAGCAATTAATGGCCCGCGCCTTAATATCTGCTCAATCTGTAATTGAGGATAAAAACCGCCAGCTAGAAGAAGCCAAGCCTGCTATTGAGCTGCACGAATCAATCGTAAATGACGATAGCACCCTATGTATGCGTGATGCTGGAAAGAAATTACAGGTTAAACCTAATAAGTTTGTGGAATGGCTACGGGCATCTAAATACCTAACCTATGACAATATTGCCTATCAGGCACACATCAACACTGGCTACCTAGTTTTAAGTACTACAGAGCAGAAC